ATCAAAGAAAAACGCCGCTGAAGCCAACGGATATTTTGTTGCAACCAAATCAGGATTAGCAACTGTATCTTCACCGATAAATTTACCGAATCTTGTGTAGTTATCCTTACCAGTTAATTGGATATATCCACGACCTCTAAACTTGAAGCCTTCTTTTGTTGTTTCATCTCCATTACCCATTCTTCCTCCATAAACTTTAGAGGCGATTTTTTCAGGGTTTCTAGCGTAACCTTCAGCCAAGTTGCCAGGAAAATATTTTGGGAATATTTTTTTCAATCCATCAGCAGAATAATTTAGATTTTCCTGAATTGCTTTGAAACCAGCCGACTCGTGTCCACACTGTGATAAAAAGTGTGCCAATCTAAGTGGATTTGTGATGTTAAATTTCTGAGCAGTTTCAGGAATCTGAGCAATTACTGCGTCAGGGATATGACCTTTCAAATTTTCTAATTTCAAAGGACCTGAAGATACAATAGGTTTTGAAGGTTCAGTGATAAGTTGTTTATCTCCAAACATTTTTGACCATGTTCCTTCACCAACAATACCGTCAGCGGTTAATCCATTAGATGCTTGCCATTTTTTAACCGCAGCTTCCGTTCCAGAACCGAATACACCATCGGCACCTAAACCTAATTTTGCTTGGAGTTTTTTTACGTCTTCTCCTTTAGACCCAACTTTTAGTATCATAGTAATTTATTTTATATCAATAAATATTATCTAAACCTGATAAGATATTCACTTTAACATAAACTAAAAATTTAGGACAAAATTAAATTTCGTGATATTTATGGATACCAAGATACTATCGAATGAAAATATTAACCCTGTTTATGGCGGGCATTATGCTATACATAATGCCCCATGTCACCACAAATCTTACTGATGAAATATGGGTTGAATCTGTTGTAAACAAGATTCAAGTGGGAAATCTCGCAGGAAATCGAAACTTAGAATTCGGTTTGAGAAACATCACAGAGGAATTTTTACAAGAAAAAAATTTCGATCTAAACCCTGACTCCAAACAAAAATTATCTATTGAAATTGTCTACTTGGATGTATTAAAAACCAAGACGAATGTCTCTGTATTTCACAAAGACAGTGAATCTGTTGTAATACGTCTTAGAGGAGTTTTGAAGGTTGATGGGAAAAAAATCAAAGAAGTTATTGTCGAAGAAGAATCATCTGAAATTTCTATGTCAACACTAATTGTGGACAACGGAGGGAATTTCAATCAACAATCTTTGAGTAATGCGTTGAAGAAGGCTAGTGATAACTTGGTAACTAAACTATTTGAAACAAATTAAATGAAAAATTTACTACTAATATCTTTTTTCCTAATCTCGTTCACTTCATTTGGACAAATTAGGTTTAAGTTCCCCGACACAAGAGTTTTAACAGATATAAGTGGGGGAGTGATTGATAGAGGAGACCAATTTGATGTTATGGTTCATGCGAATGGTAATGGTGATGCTGTAACAAGACAATTACTATTTGACTTTCAATACGACCAAACAAACTTTGAAATAATTTCCATCAATCATACAGGTACTGGTGGAAACGGAGGAGTATTTCCAACAGGATCTAATATACAACTATCTTGGCAAAACTACCCTGGGTATGGCTATGCTGGAAACACAACTAATACTAATGGAACAACAAGATATACAACAGGTTTAGCTTATTCATATAATGTAACAAGTTCCAATGCAATCATAAGAGCAACTTTAACATGGGCAACAACCTCTCCAATGCCTTTCAATGAGTTTTCTCAAATAATAATTGTAAGATTTAGATTGAAACCAACATCTACATCGAATGCATTTAACCCTGTTAAATTAAACTTTGTTGCTGGATGGAATGGACAAGGGATAGGAGTACCTACAATCATGGATTTACCATTATCAACTGATGTAATCATGAATCAAAACACGGGTAAATTGATTACTGCGAAAGTTGATGCAAACACTAATTTACTTAATTTGTCAAAATTGAAAGTTTCTTTCAAAGATACTGTAACCAATACTGGTCAAACTTTCGATGTTTTGTCAAATGGTAATGTTGATATAAATCAGTCCTTGTTATCTGAAAATAAAGTTTATGAAGTTTCTGTAATGCATGAAATGGATAAACTAAATACGATTTATAATAATGCTATCACAATTTCTGATTTCACATCATCACAAGGAGAATTCTCGACTATGGGATTGGATGGAAGTAAAGGACAAACAATCAATACAGGACAATCTCTATACACAGCGGACATTAACAGAAACAAAACCATTGACGGTGGAGACTTACCAAAATTATTATCACAAGTTGTGGGTATTGACCAACTGGTTACTCTTCCAAACGGATACACCGTAGGTAGTGGTCAATTCATGAGTATCCCAACATGGATTTCAACTGATGCGACAACAATCGCAGGACAAGTAGAATGGGGTATCATTACACCTAACCATTATTCTCAGAACGTGTCAAGAATATTGATTGATATGAGAGAATTTAGCGGAACTAACATTCCTGACAACGTAAAATCACTTCAGATTTTTGACTTATATGTAGGTCCTATAGAATTTGTATCAAAAGATGCCACTTGGGCAACTTTCAGAATACCATCAGGTATAAGCACTATAGGAACATCGGCATATGCCCCATACATAAGAAATATAAATGGAGGACCAGACTTCGGACTGAGGGCTGAATTTACATTTAATACTTCACCGTCCAATTCATGGGGAGCAATCACCACAACGAATTGGAAAGATTTTGAATATCCAAAAGTTTATGTGAAAACAGGGACAATAGGAACTAACACAGTTGTAGACTTGAAATATCTTTTGTGGGGAGATGTGAATCGTTCACATTCATCACAAGTTGTTGTTAGTAATAATGGAGTATCATCTGTTGTAAGTAGAGCATCAAATAGTTTGAAGTCTAACACTGCGTTTAGAACCATGTCTACTGAGTCATTTATCAATACTCCAAATAATGTTCCATCAGTAGATGTCAACCTATCTAATTTGACTGTGACATCTAACAACATCGAAATCCCAGTAAATGTAACAACAAATGGTAATCCTATCACAGGATTACAGTTTGAATTTGATTATGACCCAACAAAGATAAAGTTTGAGGAGTTGTCGCCAAATCTACCAAATACATGGTACATATTTGTCAATTCTGTTGACGGTAAAGTCAAATTCGGTGGTATAGATCAAGGTGAAAAAACCCCAATAATTGGAAATACGATTCCGTTCAAGTTGAAATTTTCAACCATCGGGAATGGAGTCGATATTCTGACTTCTATCAAAGTATCCTCAACTATGGACGCAAGTACAGTTAAGGGTTCTCAGTTAGGGATAAAATTAAACACAACCCAAATAAAATTAACGGGATATAATAATTTCTAAAATGAAAAAAATAATAGCAATACTAAGTTTCTCAGTTCTCTTGTTACAAGGATGTTTCAACCCTTATTACGAGGAGATGCCTGAAATCAATTTAGGAGTTGAGTCAACAACTACAAACATCAAATCTGTTTTTCAGAGTGAAAACGTAGTGATAATAGAGTTTGAAACCACCATTGGTGCGAAATACTCTGTTCAAATAGTCGCGTTTGGTCAAGAAATCCCCGCAAAGAAGGAGGGATTCACGGCTACTAACACAACCACACAAAGAGTATACGATTTGACTGAATTTCCCAAAGGATATTATGACTTGGTCTTTTTGGATGTTTCAGGAAAAGAAATAAAATACCCAATAATAATAAAATAAACCAACTAAACTAAAATAAATTATGAGTGAAGAAACAGAAGACCACAATGATGGAACATGGACAGGGTTAAAGAAAACAATCATCGGATTGTTGACTACTGCAGTCTTAGGAGCTGGTGGTGTTATGACAAGTAAATTCATCGGTGGAGATGAAGAAGCTGCGGCAACACCTGTCCAACAACAAACACCAATTATCATCAACAATAACAACCAACAGCAACAATCTGGTGGTAAAGAAACTGTGATTATCAGAGAAAAATCAAGTCAACCAGCATCACAACCTGCATCGACAGATAAACCTAAGAAAAAAGAAGGAGACGAGTTCAAAGAAACCTCTCCAAAATGGTAATATGGAACAATTTTTAAGTTTTATGGTATTTCTGTCATTGTTGATGGTTGCCATGTTTGTATTTTATTCACCATCATTATATATGTTAATCTTCTTCGGAGGTGTGACTTACTTGATGTTGAGAGGTAAGAAGAAGGGTTGGGCTTGGCCAAAGAGACCTTAATAAACATATAATACAATTGAGGTTTAATATGAAAAAATTTATATTATCGTCGATATTTGCACTAATAGTACAAATATCGGCGTTTTCTCAAACTGTGGGAAGCACAAAGACTGAGCAATACAAGGCTTCATTCGAAACCGCAATTGACATAAGTCAATTTATGGATTATGAAGGAAAACAGATTCCAATTCAAATCCTAAAGGCAGGTATTTCAGATGAAATGTATGAGATGTATCCTGAACTCAAAGAAAAAAGAGTTGGATTAGGTGTTGCGAACATTTCAATGGAATATCTTGAGAATCTAAACAGATTCAAATTTACTGAAGATAAGACGGAAATTAAAAACCGAATGGTGAAACAATTTCAAGCATCTCAGGCGGGAATTTCTGAAAATCAATTAGATGGATTTGGTAAAATCAATTTGGCAGAATATTTTGTAACTATTGAATGTTATGATTACTCCATCTCAGAAGATGAAACTGTAAACCTGAAAGATGGTGTGAAAAATATGATGGTTACCCGTATTGGTCTACAAGTTAGATTTACAAATGCTGAAACAGGTGTCGTATTTGGAGCATCAGGACTTGGAGAGGCGGTTACCACAAGAGAATTGACTCTTTTATCAGACGCAACTGTCGATCCAGTAAAATTTAATCAATCTACAATATCTATCGCAACAAAAAAGGCACTTGACATTGCTTGTGCCAGAATCTTAGATAGAATGATTAAAAAAGGTATATTCACAGAATAAAATATTTGGAAACCGATGAAAATTGAAAAGTTTGAAAATATTTTTAATGTTATTATTCATGGTATTAGCATACCACGAGTCACAGGGGCAAGTTGTTACACAAACATACATTGACCCCTGTGATTCAAAAACTTATGTGGTATCCATACCCATACAATCTAACAATGGTGTATTAGTTATCGTCAGAAACAAATCCAAGATATTCAATTATCAACAATTTACTTCGGGGGAAGTTACCATTTGGATTAACGGAATTTTTTCAACTCCATGTCCCGCAAATGCGGTGGTAACCCAAACTGTCACCCAAACTGTATCACAAGCGGCGGCAAATGCGGCGTCGTCAGCAGCCTCATCTGCAGCATCTTCCGCGGCATCTTCATCAGCCTCCTCAACTGCGGCGTCTTCCGCAAGTAGTTCCACTCCTACATCCTCATCATCTAGTTCGTCTAGTTCATCATCACAATCTTCTTCAAGTGAATCCTCATCGTCTTCGAGTAGCGGTGAATCAAGTTCAAGTGAGTCAGGATCGAGTGAATCAAGTTCGAGTGAGGGTGGGTCTGAAGAAGGTGGTTCAGATGGTGGAGACTCGGGTGAAAGTGATGAAGAAAGTTCAGACGGAAAAGGTAAAGAAGAAAAAAAGAAAGTTGGTCCCGTAAATCCAATGTTGGTTTCCTCAGACTTGACAACCGCACAGGGACCCGATTTGAAATACAGCGCCATCGCCTCCTTTGGTGTTAGTCAATCGTCATTAGCAGGGAATGAAACTTGGGGTGCAAACGCCATGATTTGGAGTACATTAGACCAATTTGCTTTGGGTGGGGGATATACAAAAATGAATTTCCAACAAGGTAAATTAAGTCAAATCCACTCTTACTCATTCACCGCGGCTTACTTAGATGGAACTTATATGGGATTACTTGGGTACACGAATATTAAACCAAGTGAAAAATATGGTACATACGGATATAACGTTGGTTTAATAACTTTATTGTTGAAAGATACTGAAGTTAATACTGAAACAAGAACAATTAAAAGAGCATTTAACGTATCTCTTGCGACCTCAGCGGTTGTATTTTGGACAAAACCTTATGTTGTAAATCCAAAGCTCACATTATCTCCCCAAGTATTCTTAATGAACTCACCAATTTCATATAACCCCAAAACAGGTGAGTCAACGGTGAATAGACAATTTTCTTTCTTAGTCGGTTCCTCATTTGATTATAAAATAAGTAAACGATTCGGATTAAGCCTAAACTACAGAGCATTGGGTAACTCAAGTTCTCCAATTCTTAGCAATTTCTTGATTGGTTCAAGATTAATGTTATAACAATATGAAAAAGATATTTGACATCAGACACATAGTAATACTCATAATGGTGGGTGTAATAATCTTCTTACAATTTTTCGTTCCTCCACAAATTGAAATAGAAGAAAAATTGGTTTATGATACAATCCCTCAGGAAGTTATTTATGAGGTCGAAGTTGAGGTTCCATACGAAGTTGAAGTGGAAAAAATCGTTGAGGTTCCATCCCCAACACCACTTGTTGACACTGCATTCATCTTAAAAAATTTTTTTATAAAAAATTTCGTTCAAGATACAATAATGTTGAGTAATAATCAGGGGGTTATATATTTGTTTGACACCATTTCACAAAATAACGTTGTTTCAAGAAAGTTTACAACAAATGTAAAACCTAAGATTGTTAGGGAACCAGCACCTGAACCACCAAAAGTTAGAAACCAAGTTTATGTGGGATTGAACGGAGCCTTAAGTCATCAAGATTGGGTCAACTCACTCGGGACAAGTATATTATTGAAAACAAAAGATGACAAGATATTCCAATTGGGTGGTGGTGTTGCAAATAGAACCTTTGATGGTGTTACTGGTAAATTTACCCCATATGTAACAGGAGGTGTTTATTGGAAATTAAAATTTAATAGAGAGTAAGAGTATTTATAGGAAATATCAAACCAATGGATTTAAGAGAACTAATCAAAGAAACATTAGAAGAACATTTGAACAAATCTTTAATTATTAAAGAATCAGTTGAACTTTCTGAGGCATTGAAATACCATGTTGATAATGAATTGACTTTAACAAATAACATTTTCAGAGCTTATTCTGAAAGTTATTTCGATTTGGTAAATGAAGTGAGAAGATTGTGGGAAGCGGGTAAGATTAAATTGAATGAGGAGGATACTTTGATGGTTGAATCAGACTTGGGTAAAAAAGTAATGATTAAGGGTCAATTAATCTATCTTGATGCGCCATTTGTAACTGAAGAAGAAGATGAGGAAGACGTTTTGGAAGAAGCAAAACATAGAGGTAAAAATGTTAAGTTGAACAAACCATTCAGAACTTCAGGAGGACCAAAGAAATTTGCGGTTTATGTCAAATCTCCGAGTGGTGGTATTAAAAAAGTATCTTTTGGAGACCCTAACTTGAGAGTTAGAAATAAAAATAAGGGTGCTGCGAAATCATTCAGAGCACGACATAAATGTGACCAAAAGAAAGACAGAACTACCGCAGGATACTGGAGTTGTAACGTAGGTCGTTACGCAAAACAGCTCGGATTATCATCTTCAAATTCTTGGTAATGGATTTCCCTTTTGAACAAATAGAAGTAGATAATAAAAAAATTAGGACGTTTAGTCCTGATGTAGAGGAAGAAGAATTAAAGTGGCACCAAGACTTAAGTGATCGTAATGTAACCATTATTGAAGATGGTGGATGGTCATTTCAAATGGAAAATGAATTGCCGGTCAAATTGTCTAAGTCCAGTCATATTCACATCCCTAAATTTGTTTGGCACAGAGTCATAAAAGGATCGGACCAATTGGTGGTCGAAATTGAAGAATTATAAGGTATGGAACCATCAAGTCCGTTATGGAACAAAATCAATAGATTTTTAGAAACACATACATTCAATTTGGAATGGACTCCTCCCGGTGCCGATGAATCTTTCAAATTCCACACAAACTTCAAAATGGAATTAACAGGGACAAAAATTTATAGACAAGTCAATGACAAAGAATATATTGAATATAGACTTTATATTCTTCCATCAGGAGGAGGGTCAGATATATATTTTTCATCAATTAAAGATTTGGCGGGAGAGAGAACATTAACCGCCGAACGTGGATCTTATTATATGGTAGTTCGTAAAACCAATGATTTATTATCTGATGTTTTAATTTACTTCGGGATAGAAAATCCATTAGTTTGTACCGAAGTTGTTAATCTTGTAGATTAAAGTATTGTTACCCTATTTTTTTCAAAATATTTTTCACCACATCTATCAAAGCTTGTTTCCCAACCAAAACTAAACCAGTTGCAAGTAATCTTTCGGCGATTAATATTGATGCAGTTTCAATGTCTTCCGTTTGACTTAATACAGATTGAACATCTGTAATAATAGGAATTAAGAAACTGTAGGCAATCGCCTCCAAAAATGTTCCAACTCCTGTGTTAGCAGACGATAAAAAGTTTGTAAATGCGTCTCTTAATTGTGTTCCTTTTCGAAGGCCGTCCTGAAAAATATCTTCCAAACCATTTTCCTTAATTAAGGACATAATTTTCACAAATGGTCTTTTGGTCTCGAAAAATAATGCAAAAATAATTCCCACTAATACCAACATTCTTTGGTCTTCATTCAAAGCTAAATGTTGAGTTCTCAAATATTGGTCAAGAGGAAGAACCAAACCTCCAACTGATGTACCCCAAGTCAGCAACATTCTTAGGTTTATACCATAAGATTTGAAGACTTTATTTAACATTTGTTTTGTGAAGGCATACATGTTTTTCATGTATAATCCAAGTTGGGATTTTTCTTCTTCTTGAAGAAGTACTCTTAGTTGAGATTCTGTAATTAAAAATTCCATATGAATATAAATATATTGTATATATTTATTGTTATGAAAGGATCATTAAATGCGGAATTAAAAGTTGGAGATAAAGTTATGTGCTATCACATGGATGGAGAAATTGGTGTGCCTCCTGGAACGATTGGTGAAGTTACCGGCGTAACCACTGACCCCTTTGAACCTAATGG